GTGCTCTTGCACAGGTCCCATATATGGGGTATGAGTTAGGTGAATACTTGCATGATAAGCTTTATCCACCTAAGTAAGTCTGATACTTTTTAACTGCTCGATTAACTTCTTGTTTATACATACCAAATAACCGAGCTGCATGAGACTGAGACTGTAAGTCAACAACTACTAAATACAAAGCATCCATGAGATGGTCAGACCATCGAGGACGTTGTAACCTAAAGTACTTAAAGTAATTAAATCGTTGCTGTTTAGTCATATGACTAAGATTAAATTTAATAGCTGCCCAGTTCTTATTTGCCATGGATATGCCTCATTTCAATAGCATCAATTTGTTTTAACAAGTCTTCCCTGATTCTTAAATAAGTTTCACTGCCTGGGAATTCATCACGACCGATTGGATGATAGAACTGTTCTTCACACCAATCAAAGTTATCATTCTTCTTATTTGGTGGGAATATATTGGTTTTACCTTTGGCAGACTGACGTTGATAGAAAGCATCAGGTTTATGGAAGTCAACCAATCCTTTTAAGAATGGATAGACTTTTAATACTTCCAACCATAGTTTCATGGCAATAATGTTATCTACTGTCGTTTGAATCTGCTCATCACCGCGCATGATGCAGTAACCAATAAGGTCTTTAATTGTACAGCGTACCATATAAAAGTGTTCAAAATTGCGAGGCATAATAGTACGGGTATCAAGGCCATGAACAAGACCACTATCAAGCATGTCAACATAGAGATCACGAGCCATTGTAGTAATTTGTTTGTATCTTTCGAAAAAATCAGCATTTGCCATAATCCCCGGTTTAACCATTACTCTGTCATCTCGCATATCCCTGTCACCATGAACTTGGGCCGCAAAACTAAACAGACGATGGCGTATTAAATGAGTTGTATCAATCATATCCATACCATTAACCGACCAAGTAATGTTGATCGTCTCCATGGCAGTAGGTAGCAGTTCATAACGGAATAGCTCATCAATGGTTTGGTCAATTTGATCCTCTGGAAAGTCCCATTGGATCTTGTCATTCCATGTATTTAATAAAAAGACGGATATAGTTTTTCTAAACTCTGCAACTGTAGGTGCATGAACTAGTTTAACATCAATACATTCTAATTGATTCATGAACTGGATTGGTTCTGTCTTTTTACCAAACTTCAGTGTTGTATGCATTGGCTGAAGATTTTTCATTTCTGATTTATGGATTTTTGGCATTTTCTACTCTCTTTAGTAAGTGTAATTCAACAAGGCGTGCATAACCGGCAATATCTCGCCAACTATCCACATGGTCTGGTGTAACAGCTAATCTAGATAATTTCATGGCTATCTTAGAAAAATACATTTGATAAACCAATCCCATTTCAAGGCCATAATGATGCTTATAACGGTCTTTTAATAGCTGAATGATTTGAGCTTCCAATGTAATTCCTTCAAAAAAGTCGCCATAAACTTCACCACGTTCTTTAATGACTTGATCAGTGGTTGTCATTTCTCTTGTGCCTTTCTTAGTATTGCTCTAGCAAACTTGTTGTAATGAATTGCACTTATGCTTCCATCAGTCCATTCTTCATAAAACTCATTACTATGCCAAAGTTTGTCTATTTCCTCGTCTGTTAGTGTCTTTGCTGGATGGGTGTAGAGTGGAATGTAATCTTGCATTTTTGTCATTAAAAATCCGCCAGTACATAAATGTCCTGTATATGCGTTCATCCACGCTACTGGTTCATTGTTCATACTTTGTATGCCTCCAGTTTATGAGCTAGCACAGCCATGCGCTTTGCACTATTGGTGTATACATCTACCATATAACCAGTATTGCCCATTTTGATTTCATTATCGGCATATTGTAGACATTGGAGTGCATCACAGTAATGAACCACCAATGCTTCTGGTGTATCATTATGGTACATATCACAGAATTCACGTACCTGTTCTGGAAAGTTTTCTACTATCTGTGCTTCTGCATCTTTAAGTGCATCGGCAACATGTGGGTAATTCTTTTTGACGAGATGGTTAACATCTGATATTTCCATCTCTGCTAAATCATGGCATAAAGCAATCTTTAATGCTATATCAACATCAAATTCATATTCTTTAGACATCATTAAAACACCAAGAGCTACAAAGAAACTATGAGTAGCTACGGATTCTGGATGAACTACAGGTTTCATAGAGTAACGTTTTGTATGCTCTAATGAATAACTTCTCATAAAGAAGTCTAGGTCTTTTTCATTCATAGTCAATAGCCTCTTTAGACCAATCCTTACGAGTAAAGCGCTGAGTTTCCAACACATCTTCTAATGCATCACGAAGCTGAGTATATGAAGTGCATACTGATCCAGATGCAGCTAACATAATATTGAATTTTTGACCTTTTTGTGCCGTTGTCCAAAGATAGATAATCGGAATATTCTTTGCACTACAATAGCCTGCTTCAAAGATTGTGCCTGTGTCTTTGTCATCAGTAATACAGACCAATAAAGTCGTTTTATCCAATGCAGCCATGTTAGATGCAAAGACTTCTTCAGGGGTTGTAATACCAGGCATAAACAAACTTTCATCTTTAGGGCTGAAAAAAGGAATTTGTTTATCTTCTAGAATCTCTTTAACAAACTCTAAACGTCTGATTTGAGTTTCATTAAAAAACGGGGCTGCTATATACACATATAAGTTATCCAGCATTGTTTTCTCCAAGTTGTTTTGCTATATTGATTAAAAGATCTTGTGCATCTTTTGGGTTATACATCACAACATCGCCATGCTGACTGATATAGTGAAGTTGGCCTGTTTCTTTGGCTTTGTATAGTTCTCGTTGTTGCCATTTTGCATTGGCTTCCATCCATTTTTGTGCATCTTTATCTGCTTGATTCATGGTTTATCCTTTTTAGTTAACAGCAAATCATTGTACCATGTGTTTACTTATAAGTAAACACTTATTTTTCTTTTGCATATGCTTTAACTGCATTCATAAGACTTTGTTGCGTCTTATCTTTACCTTCAATTGCTTTAATAATAGCTTCATCAATAGTTTTTCTACCAATAATCTGGTGAATGATAATGTTATTTCTTTGTCCTTGACGGTAGAGTCGTCTTACAAACTGCTCATAGATTTCTAAGGACCAAGTATTACTAAACCAGATCACAGCATGACCAGCTCCTTGTAAGTTTAAGCCATGCCCTGCCGATTGTGGATGGGCAAGAAGCACAGGGGTTTTACCTTCATTCCATACATTAATAATCTTAGTTAGCTTATCACCTGAAACTCCTGATCCAATCACTGGCGCCGATGGAAATGCTTTCTTAAGTCTGTCTAAATCATGCTTAAAATGGTAGCCAATCAAGCATGGCTGCCCTGATAATTCTTCTACTATATCAATCACCGCTTCCAGTTTGGCATCGTGTATATGCTGTACTTCGCGCTCTGATCCGTCTAAATAGACTGCCCCATTAGAAATTTGCTGGCATTTGCCGATAGCAACAGCAGCTGTAGATGCAGTAACTTGGCCACTTTCTATATCAAGTAATAGCTTGTCTTCAAGCTCTTTATACTTCTTAAATGCTTCAGGCGGAAGATCCACATATACTTTATTGGTGATTAGCTCAGGTAGTTCTAGATAGTCTTCAGCCGACATTCTTAATACTTTATCAGCCAATGCTTCATAAATTCGTTCTTCGGCACCTGTTTGTAAAGCCCATGTATAACCGCCATACCCACTAGGATAGAAGTAGTTTGCTCTAAAGTGTGTTACATATTTACCAAACGTGGCTCCACGGTCAATTACAAGCTGTGGCCCAAATATATCCATTAATCCATTAGATGCTGGAGATCCTGTTAATCCAATTCGTCTAGGAAAGTGATCTAATAAAGGGCTTAAAGACTTAAATCTTTGTGTACGAGTATTTTTTAAATAGCTTATTTCGTCCACAATAAGCATGTCATAAGGTAGTTTAACTCCTAACCTTCTAAAGGTATTGGATAACCATGCCAGACCATCAAAGTTAACCACATGAATGGTTGCCTTATCATGGATTTTCTTGTCTTTCTGAGGGCCATGAAGCACACTGCAAGTAATGTCTTTAAAGTTATCCCATTTTTGTATTTCATCAGGCCAAACTGCATAGCAAGGTCGTAAAGGAGCTATCACTAAGACTTTCTTTACTGCGTTGGCTTCAATTAATAACTTGATTGTTTCAAGCGTAATTGCGGTTTTTCCTAGCCCTGGGCTTAACCATAATTGGCCTGAACCATTTTCTAGGAGAAACTTAATTGCTTTTGTTTGGTACTCGTGTGGCTTCCAAAGCATTGGTGATTTCCTCTTTTGTTCTTAGTACAAGTACACAATGGTGGTGTAATCGTAATAACATATGTATATGTTCTTGTCTAGCGGATAACTTTCCTGTTAGTGTTTTTAGCTCAATCCATAGCACTTTATTAAACGGCAAAACAACAAGACGGTCAGGGTATCCTGTACTGAACTTTAAATGCAGCTTAATTGATGTAATCTTTAAGCGTTTGCATTCTGCTGAAAAATGTCTTTCTAGATCTCGTTCAAGTACTTTAGTTACCATTTACATGGGCCGCCACTTTTCTTGCTAAAATTGCAGTAATTGCACAAGAATGATGGATTAGGCGCAAAAATCTTATCCTTTTCCACATTTTCAAGCCGATGTTTTAACTGAACTTGTAAAGTCGGCAAGTCTGCTCTTGTGATTAATTTGTATTCATCTGTTTTAGCAAGATCAAGAAACTCGATAGCAGTTTTAACATATTCAATATGCGGTTTACACGACATAATTAGTGCTGCATATACTGATACTTGATCCGAATAATCACGATGCTTACCTGTTTTAAAGTCAATGATTGTAGCTTCAGGTCCATTTTCAATATATAAGTCAATCACACCACGAAACATAGCAGTTGGATCATTGTATAAAACAGGGCTCCATGATTTGTCGACTGCAATAGTCATTTCAGATGCAGCTTTTAGCTTTAGCCAATTAGATAGCTTATCATCTAAATAAGCAATATCCTCTGATAAGATAGGCAATCCGCCTTTAAGAATAGCCTCAATCTCTTCATGAATCATCTTGCCTCGATTGGCAGCCTCACCTGACTTATCCTGAAGCTTATCAATACGAACAAATTT